ACATCGTCTAATGATGTTGCGCTTTTAGTTATATCACGAAGGTCAGTTCTATATTTCTTCTGTGCATCAGTCAGGGTTAGGTCACTTGATGCCCACCAATCGGTTTCTGCTATTCTACGGTTACGTTCCTCACGCAGTAGCTTCATGGGTTCTGCTGCTACAAGGGCATCCTTCTTAGCTTTGACTGCATCCCACGTTGTACCGAAGTGTGATGGGTCTGAGCTTTCTATGGCAGAGCCGTTGCTGTCTGCGCCTGTTACCTTTCGGAACATGTTAAGCCATTCTGCTTCAGTTGTTGGCTCTCCACGTAACACCCATTCTGTTACGCCTAGTTCTGTTAATGCTGTTGCTATATCTGTCATTTTTCCTATCCTACTAAGTGACCACAGAACTGACTTGCTTGACCGTAAATATCAGAAGCAGTTGTTGCGTGTATTTTTACTGAATCATTTACTGCAAGGTTTAATAAAAAACTAAATGATGCTGACTCATCAAAAGATGCATCTTCTCCATGCTGCACATAAAGACCAGCACCTTTTAACGTAACACCCGAACCGTTTAAAAAAGGCCCAAAACCGTTTACGGTGTCACTGTTGGCTGTATATATATTTATAGAAAACGAATACAATCCAGCAACAGGCGCAACAAAAGCATTTGTACTTGTATTAAAATGACCACCATTGTTAAACAAAGCACCTGTGGAAGCATCATTAAATGGAACAACTGCTTGGTCTGCAAGTGTTGCCCAAGCAGTATCGTAACTAGCCATAAAAGCTGGAATTTGAGGTTTAGTAACCCTACCACCACTATCTATGGTTAATCCAGTAGTACCACCAGTGTTCTGTATCGTATCAACTTTTAAGATAGAACTCATTGGGCTATCTCCATTGCGGTCATAGTAGCTCTGCCACTAGAGCTTTGAAGCCCTAGATTTGTATTTGAATAATTCAAATAGCAACTTCCATTAGATATTTGAAACTTAGCACTGTATGTAATTTGACTAGTTGTGTTTGGACTATCTAAAAAGTTATGTACAACAGTCATTGTTTGCCAATCTCCAGATGTTTCCTCAACATAAAAAACATTTAAGTTTATTGATGTGCTATCTCTAAACAGTTGTGAAGCTGTAGTTCTTGTGTCAGATAATATAACAGGCATAGAAAAAGTAACTAACATTTTGCTACTAGAAAACTTTGGAGTTATTTGAAGTTCACATCCACTTCCTACTGAAACTAAACTAGTTGAAGTAATATGTGTTCTGTTATCCATTTCCGTTTGCTTTACTTGAACAACATGACCAGCAATCTGCACCCCATTACCACTAGTCTTTTCGTTTATGGTGTCTACCTTGAGAATGCTCATGCTGCTATCTCCATTACTACAATAACAGAGTTTTTAAACTGGTCGTTTTGCGCTGTTGAAGTTTGTTGTCTCGCTGTAAAAGTTAAAGATGCGCCTACTGCATCAGTTAAGCTAGTTTCTAGAAAAGTTAGAGCCATAGTAACCCAACTATTATCATCTTTAGCATTATATATAACGCTAGAACCACTATTAACTTTATAACCCATAGAGTGCCAACCACTAGTTGATGGTCTAACAACAGCCGCTTGAACTGTAATAATAAAATTAGAACTTGCATCTAATCTATTTAATGTAACTGAAGCACCGCTAGTTTCTGCGTTATTGACGGTAACAGTTGAACCGTCAAACCCTCGTTTTACTTGAAGGACATATCCATTAGGTGAAATAAAACCATTACTAGCATCAAGCGTCTGACCAGATGGTACGATAATCTTATTGGCATTACTGCCAGAGCTAAGACCTTTTAAGTTTTCTACGTGTAAAGTACTCATATGATCACCAAGTTCCCATTAACTGTAAGCGTCACACCAGATGCCACAGAAATCGGCCCAGTTGCGCTAGAATTGGTTGTGCTTGCTATAGTTGTATTTGTAGAAAGCGTTTGCTCATTGTTTTGAAAAATAGCTGTTTCTGTTGTGGTGTCTGTAGTATCAAATTTAGTTGATCTTATAGCCGCATTAAACGTACCACCCTGCGAAGAACTAACAGTATCAGCGACAGAAAAGACATCCTGTACCTGTATGGTTATCTCATCGTTAACAGCTGCTGCTACGTTTAAAACTGCTGCATTTCCTGACGTCAAATTTATGTCTGAGTTAGTTAATAAGACCCCATTTTGAAACACGGATACGCTCGATGAGCCGACGCCGTAACTGCAGGGAAAGCTGGTTTGACCAGCAGTCGCCACATGGCTGTAGGTCTGCATCGTGCCTTCTCGAGTTTGATTTCCAAGCATTGCCATGTGTTCCTCCTAACCTAATAAATATCCCGAAAAGTAAGTATAGTCATTATGTGCACCGTACCAAGTTATATTACCAGAGTTCACATTTATTGTGTCGTTTGCCGCCAAATCAATAACACCAGCCCATGTAAATCGGTGGTGCGTTCCAGCAGTTGGATTAGTGCCGTAAATATATTGAAAAACACCACCATTCTTCATTACAAGCCCGTAAGAATTACTGTGAGTAGCACTAGTTTCATCCATTAAATTGACACTAAAAAAGTATTTACCCGCTACAGGAGCAGTAAAAATACCATTCGAAGTGTTATAATGACTGCCAACATTATAGTAAGCGTTGGCGAAAATGTAAGTAGTACTAGTATTTGGCACAGCACCTTGGCTTCTTGATGCAGCAAATGAAGGTTGATTAGGCATTGTCACTTGCCCAGCATTTGTAATCTTCATACCAAGGTCAGAGTTATTACTATAAATATAAGTGTCGTTAGTAGAGCGACCTATCCAAGTATGCTGGCTTGACGTTGAGTTTCCATCTCGTATTTTTAGATAAGCACCTAAACTATTAGAGGCAGTGTTTTCTATTCTTAAAGGAACTTGTGTAGTTGTAGCAACAACAGTGTCACCAGTAATAGTATCGCCAGCGGTTTCTACATAAGCTGCACTGTTTCCTGACGCTAAATCTTTAGACTTACCCATTAGGTAATCTCCAATATGCTCATGATTGCATCTACACTCGATGCATCTGATGAAGTTACCTTGACACTATCACCAGTCTCGAGGACTACCTTTTGGTCTCCCCCGACGACGACAAGACTGCCACCACTGGGGACCGTAGCACCTTTGACAATCGACGTGTCGTTAGATCCGTCACTGTGGACAACATCTACAGTAATAGGTGTCGTCAAGATGTTTGCACATGTTAGGCCGATAGCAGTTACTTGCGTTGAAGCAGCAACGGTATAGCCGCCGATCGAGGTAGCTGATGTACCCACGGCTCTAGAGGTCTTTCTTTTAAAAGTATTGGGCATGTGATTATCCTAGGGCGATTGATAATGAAGTGGCGGCGGCTGCTGCTTCTACGGCTGCTGCAGCGGCGGCTGAGGCGGCACTAGCAGCGGCATTGGTTTCTGAGGTCGCAGCTGCATTCTGGGATGCTAACGATGCTGCAGCTGAGTTGCTTGATGCGGTAGCCGAGGTCGCACTATTGGCGGCTTGGGTCGTCGCCGTTGCAGAATCTGTAGATGCAGAAGTCGCGCTGGCGGCACTAGCATTTTGAGAAGCTAAGGCAGATGCAGCAGAAGTAGAGCTATTGCCAGCCTGAGTAGTCGCAGTGGCAGCATCTGTGGAAGCCTGGGCGGCGTCTGTAGAGGCAGCTGAAGCTGATGCGGCACTTGCATTCTGAGAAACCAAAGCAGCTGCAGCCGAGGTGCTTGATGCAGTCGCTGAAGTTGCACTATTGCCAGCCTGGGTTGTTGCCGTAGCGGCCTCTGAGGCAGCTGTTACGGCACTTGCAGCCGAGGCAACTTGAGAAGCAGCCGAGGCATTTTCTGAGGCTAAGGCCGCTGCAGCTGAATTGGATGCATCGGTGACGGATGTTCCGATTGATGCGACAGATCCAGATGCGGAAGTCGCGCTGGCGGCGGCTGCTTGGGCTTGGGTCGTCGCAGTGGCGGCTTGGGTCGTTGCCGTGGCAGCTTCAGCTGCTGAAGTAACGGCACTAGCAGCTGAATTTGTTTCTGAGGTCGAAGCAGCTGCCTGACTGGCGGCGGCTGCAGTGCTGGCATTGGTTGCAGTTGCGCTGGCAGACTGGGCACTGTCTCGAGCTGCTTCCGAGGCCGTCTTTGCGGCCTCAGCAGATGTCTTAGCAGCCTGGCTGTCTGTTTTAATTTGTTCGAGGTCAGATACGTCTGTAGTCGTTAAACCTGTACCTGAGTAAAATGATGTTGGCATGTATTACCTCAATCTAAATCAAATTGTGCGGATGGCTGGATTGACTGAACGGTACCACTGATGTCAGCTGAGTTTGACTGAGAAGAAAGCTCTGCCATGAAAGTCTGGTAACCGGACTCAAAAGATGCCTTACGCTCATCTAGGAAGTGATCTGCAGCATAGCTTAGAGCGCCATAGGTAACTAGGTCACTAGCAACCAGGGTAAGGTCGTTAATGTCACTGTCAGCCACTAGAGCTGGAAACGATGCATAGTAGTTTACAATAACAGATCCGGACGCTGGGTATGGGTACAATAAGAACTCAGTGTCCTGGCGGCTGAAGTACTTAGGTATCCCTTGCTCACTGCCTGAGCGTATCTCAACCATTTTAGCTAGAGGAACTCTCGAGATGTTTGTGTTGCCGTGGTAGAAATCAATGATCTCCAAGAAATCATTAGGTATTGTTATAGCTGATGTAGACGATGAAATATTAAAAGTGGCAGTCTTTTCCATTGATGGAATGCGAAGTGTACGTTGTGCGCGACTTATAGCTTGCTCAAGAAAAGTGTCAGCCAAGGTATTTGAGCAATCTGTGCGGTTCAATAGATTTAAGAAGTGTGTCCTAAGCTGACCTTTATTCATAATGTATTCCTATGCTCTTTGAGTTTTAGGTTTAGGCTTTTTGGCAGTCTTAGCGGCTGCCTTGAATTGAGCTGCAGTAGGTCGTTTAGGAGACCCTGCTCTAGCCATACGTTCTCCAGAACCGGCTGCTATCCTAGCTCTTTTCTTTGCAATATTTCTATATAGAGACATCGTTATATCCTCTTATCGGTTGCCATGAATGCTTCTAAGTTTTGATCTTTTAGACGCTTCACGATTTCTACTGGGGTAGCTTCATATATGTTGAAGCCCTCGCGCTGCCATTGCTCGACAACTGCCACTGGTATTGCAGCGACACGCATGTAATCACCTTCGTTCTGGTCTTTAGATGCGTTTCGGCTGTCTTTGAGGTCGTCTAAGAATGCCTGGCTAATGTGTTGCGTATGTTTGCGGAAAACGTCGTCGCCTGTCTGCAAATACTGAGTGTTAACACCAAGCAAGTTGATGTCATTAGTTTTACTGTTGTTTGACATAATGTCTCCTTTAGAAAGTAAAAAAGAAGACCACCCGACGCCCAGGTAAAGGAGAGCATAAAACCTGGGGTGAGGTCGGGTGACCTTCAATGCTTTTTAGAACTTATGACAGTCC